GAATTACACCAACCAGGATTTCTGGTCTATGAAGACCAGACTTGTAGACTTCATAAAGGAGAGATTCGGAGATCAGGGAAGCGTTCTTCCCAACACGTTCAACGACTTGGTGGAAAGTTCCATAGCGATAATGCTCATGGAAAATTGGGCCTTTATAGCGGACACACTGTCCTTCAAGATAGACCAGACCGTAAACGAAATGTTCATAGACACGGTCACAGAGCCCGACAACGCCTTTCGTTTGTGCCAACTAGTGGGATTCAAGCCAACTCCGCCAACCCCCGCCACGTCCATGTGGACGGCAACAATAAGCAACGCTTTGTCTAACGATCTGTTGATCACAACGCCCATCTTGATAGATGTTGCGACCGAAGATGGAATCATAGGCATAGAACTTTATCAGGCCGACGCGTCCAAAAACCCCATATTCAACCAAGACATAATCATACCGGCCGGATCCCTTGCCAATTCTGCCGTGGTGGGTGTCGAGGGAAGAACCTTCATAGACAACTTTTCGGGGAGCGGCCAATCCTTACAATCTTATTCTACAAGCAAGTCCTCCATCATATATGATTCCATAGTCGTACGGGTTGACGGCGTGGTTTGGGAGAGGGTGGAGTACTTCAGCGATTCTCAGCCGAGGAGAGAGTACAGAGTAGAATTTGACTCTTCTTACCGAGCGTACATCATGTTCGGAAACAACAGAGCCGGCCTTAGTCCATCCAAAGGAAGCCAAATACAAATTCAAGCAAGAACGGGAGGTGGCGTAAGGGGAAACATAGTAACCGGATTCATCACGTATCAGGCACAAGCCCAGATAATAGGACTAGAAGGAAACGTACCGGTGACGTTCCAGAACTACACAAAAGGAGAGGGCGGGTATGACGGCGACACCATAGAGGATATAAGAAGGAAACTTCCGAGTTACCTCAGATCGCAAGACAGGGGAGTGACCGGCATGGACTACAAGACGTTGTGCGAGCAGTTTGTTACGCCCTACCACGGTCAGATAGGAAAGGCGACGGCCACCCTAAGAAACCACGGATGCGCAGGAAACGTGGTGGACATATACGTATTGGCCAGAGATGGGTTTTCGGGACTTCAAGAGGCGAATCCGAATCTGAAAATGGATCTTGCCGAGGTTCTGGAGTCCAAGAAGATGATAACGGATTTCATATGCATCAAAGATGGAACCATACTTGAGGTCGATGTCTCGGTAGAGGTCACCATTTCCAGAATAAACAAGAAGTTTGAACAAGAAATAAAACTCAACATAGAGAACACGATAGCCAGTTTCTTTGAGTTGAACAACTGGGATTTCGGACAGAATCTTCGGGAGGGCGATCTCATAAAGAGTCTTTCGTCCATAAAACAGGCGGAAAGTTTTGATATCGTCTTCACGACGAACGACGAGACCAATCCCGGACCCGATGGAAAGGTTGTTACGGCGAACTTCTACGAAATAATACGTCCGGACGCCATAGAAGTTTCATTCATGTACGTTTAAGGTGGAAAATGAAAACAGTTGGATTAGACAAAGACATAACGGTAGCTGATGAAGTCCGATTCCTTCTGAGGACTACGGACGAATCCGACTATCCGCTAAGACCGTACAGAATAGACGATGTAAAAATATACTTCATCACAAGGGAATTCACGGATTCTACAGTTTCCGAGTACTCCGTGGAGCACTCCAGACAAGACTTGCAGACTGAATACGACAGACTCCGACGAGAGTTGGGCATAATTAAAAAAAGGCCGGTAAGACTGGCGTCCACAGGACAATTGGATCTGAGCGGCTTGGATGAGGTGGATGGTGTTGCCACCCAGGAATTTGACAGGGTGCTGGTCAAGAATCAGTCCGATTCTAGAGAAAATGGGATATATGTGGCTTCAAGTGGAGCGTGGAAACGATCGAGCGACACGGACTCTAGTCAGGAAGTCGTATCGGGCATTTTTGCGTTCGTGGACGAAGGAGTTGAAAACTCCGGAACGGGATGGGTTCTTGCTTCGTCCTCCAAGGTGTCGCTAGGCACTACAGGATTGAATTTTCTGAAGTTCGCCGAAGAGGGACAGCCAAGCTGGCCCGATGAAAAAACAAAGATCAAGGCGGCTCGCCTTGACGTTCTTGAGAAGCAAATCGCGGAATCCAAGACTAAGTCTTCGTTCTTTTTCAAAAACGCAGTTCCGGTGAAGGTTTTCGGAGGAATAACTGACCCCGACACTGGAGAGTTCTTTCCGGCGTGGATAAACCCGGACATGGTTCCTTCGGAAGAACGCGAAGGCGTGATGTCAAAAAATCTGCTTTATGAGATAGAAGAAAATGGAGATCCGACTGGAACATTTGTTTTGGAATGGGATCCTTCGGGTTTTAGGGAAGGGGACTACTTCATTTGCTGGTCTTGGCGACCGACTCTGGGAGACGAGGTTCTTTCCTCGCACATGCTCTTTTCATTGGACGGAAGCACATCGCTCACGACAAGCATACCGACCCATCAGACTGTAGACAGAAAGTACGAAATATTGATGGAGCGGTATCTGCCTGAGATGTTCAAAGCCAGGGTGAGCGAATCGGATCTGAGTCCTTTGGTGCTGAAGGGGCTAAACGAGTCTGTTGCGAGGGGGTTCACATTGCTGGAAAACCTCGTGAACCAGATGATTGATCTGTTTGACTCCAATGCCACTCACGAACAGCTTCTTCCCCTTCTTTCCAACCTTTTCAACCTCAAACTCAGATCTAATGATCCAACCTTGTGGAGAAGGCAAATTAAAAAGGCCATACCCCAGTTCAAAAACAAGGGGACAATCTCTGGACTCAAGGCGGCTCTGGCCGATGCTGGTATGAGGCTTGTGAAACTTACGCGTTTGTGGCAAGTTAATTCCGAATACGTTTACCAAGAACATTTTGACTATGAGGGAAGTGAAAATTTTTCTTTCTCCAAGGGCATGATTCTCCCTCCCGACCAAAATTTCAGAATTTGGATAAGGCATCCAGAAGGCCAGTGGATAGATCTTTCTCCGCAGTCTTCCTCTTCCTCGTCGTCGGGTTGGTATGAGTCCTACGTGGACGACTTGACGAACAACGGATTCAAATGGGTAGGTCCTTCGTTGCTGGAGGGTGATTCCATAAGGGTTATGTACAAGATCAAAAACATGACGTCTCATCAGCAAGCCAAGGAAAATCACATTAGGATTTTGCCCTTGATGGATGACCGAGACGAAAGGAGCCAAAAGCATCCAATCAAAAACTGGAACGTCCGTCTCATAGAGGAGGACGATCCGATGTTTGAAACCATCGTGCAAGAAAAGCATCCGATTTCGGATCCGACAATATGGGGCAAAATAAGAACCGAGTTCCCCTATAGTGAAAATGCATACAACATGGACGAATACAATGGATCCAAGAGGGACAGCATTAATCCTTGCGACATAGACTCGGATTTCGTTGACAATTGCTCGGGATGTCAGAGCAGCAAGTTCAACATAGACGTTGAGGTAGAAAAACTATCCAACGAAAGTCTTGATGAGGCGAAAAAAGTGGCAGAGGAGTACATGCCTTTCCACGCCTTGATAGGGACTTTTAACCTTTACGGATCCATGAATGAATTCATAATGCCGTCTGTGGAGAGGATAGAGGCTTTGGTTTCTTACTCGAGGGAAGACGTGGTTTTGGCTGGGGAGGGACAACACATATTCAACAGGGTCGTGTCTCCGGAAGAACTAGACAGAGTAAAGAGGGAAGTACTTGCGAGTTTTACGCCTGTCGGCGATTGGGGCGGAGTATTGAAGAACCAGTACATGTCTCTCTTTCCGAGGAGCACAAGCAACGAATTGTCCATAAACTCTGGGCGTTCGGGATTATCCCATGGATTCGATGCCATAAATGTGAACACTACAAACGTATCAAACTCAAATCCCTTTGAAAACGACAACATGGTCGAGATCATGGGATCAACAACGGCCAGGTTCAGCATATCCAACATGAGCAGAAATTCGGCAAGGATTTACGGATCGGTGAACGAGTCCCTTGTCGGCCCCGTTCACGAGTACAGAATATCAAACAAAATAGTAGACGCCATCAACATATCGGTGGAGCAATCTGACCGGGTGATATTCTCAGACCAGGACGTAGATTTTACGATGTTTCCAATAGTCACGCAGAACGATGTGGATTTGGAACTGTCGTCCGAAGACGTTTGGATCTTGAATCTAGAAGGAACGCAACACGCGGTGCAAGATGTTTTGCCCGACGGAACGCTCCTTCTGAATCCTGTGTCCGGGCCAAGTTCTAGTTCTAGTTCGTCCGGGAATTACTCATGGTCTCTTTTTGACTCTGTTTCTGAAATTAAGAGTGGCACCAACGGCGTGGCGACCTCTTATTCCTATGGTCTGGCTACTGCAACTTCGGTATCGGGTGATATAAGAGACTTGATAAAAATAGGCGACTACGTTTACGAAGGTCTGGATTTCTGGCGAGTTCGTTCCTTCAAAAAAGGAGAGACTGACAAGTTTTTTCTGGAGGGGTATGACGAGGGAAACAAACCCATCAATGCGACGGTTTACAGAAGGGTTCTTGAGAACAAGGTGGGCCAAATTGGTTACGAGGGGATAGTCTTGGACGCGGGCATGGACATGGACATGGGGCAAGAACTAGGAATTTCCGAGACCATTTCCGAGAATATCAAGGAAAACTTCCTGGTATTCATAGGATCCGAAGGAATGGGTAATTTGAGGCGCTACACTATCATAGATGTGAACGGAAATGAGTTGGTTCTCGGAGGCCCCATGGATGACTACACCATAGACGGCCAGGAGGTCACCTTTACAGTTTACAAGTTTTCAAAGGAGAATTTGACCTTGAGCGAAAGGACTTTGCCGGTCGTACCCGGACACAGCTTCAATTCAATTGATAGATCCGGGGGCGTTCTGATAACTCAGAGCGGAGGCGGGTCGTCTCTGAATTTCTTGTCCGCTTTGCTGAATTCCGCTCAGGCCGGGCAGCCGATGGATATTCTAGAGCAGTCGGAGTCCATAAGTTTTAACATAGAACACAGGGAGTAACATGAAAGATTCATTGGGATGCAAAGGTGACGTGCAAGCTTTGATAAATTTCAAAGACGGCCGGACTGAAACGTTGGAATTCAGAAACGCAATATTGGACACCGGCAGGCAAGCGCTCGCCAGGTCTCTCGCAAACGCCATAGACAGCGACTACGACTTCTTCATAAGTAGAATGATGTTCGGAGACGGGGGAACGGCTCCGGGAGGGGCGCCTTTGAAAGTGCAGACAAACAGAAATGCCCTATTCGGAACGACTCGGGTTTCCAAACCCGTAATAGCGAACATAGATGCCAATAACAACTCGCAAGTCATATTCACCTCCGTGGTCAGTTATGACGAGGGCAACAACTTCACCTTAAATGAAATGGCCCTGAGGATGAACAACGGTGATCTGTACAGTATGGCGACTTTTCCGGGCATAACGAAGACACACCAGATGCAGATAACATGGAACTGGAGACTTTCTTTCCTGTGAGTCTTGCGCCTATATACTATCAAATCTAGAGGTGCAAAGAGATGCCGCATTTAAACAACATTCCAGAGGTTTTGTACGACGCGAATCAGCCGTACCATTACCACTATGACAATCTTCCTTTGAGAAACATACTCCAAAGAATAGATTTGGTGAACATACAGGTGGACACCAATACTGACATACTTCGCGGTTCGGGTGGCAGTGCGGGAAGTCTGAGCGAGAGGCTCGAAGTTTCATTGGAGGAAAGCGGACGTTTGAAGAAGTCCGCCGTTGACTTTTGCGAACACAGCATAGGGGCCCATGCCGACACAAACGAGTTCGTCAGAATGACGATTGAAGAGAGGGCGAGGCTCGCTTCGATGGACAATTCAGCCAATAAGCTTTATTTGGATGTTGCGGGGTCTGTGTTTTCATCGGGAACTTTGGTTTTTGAGGACTCGGACACGGCCTATTTCGACAGTCCCTCTTCCAATAGGATAAGAGTGAATGTT